ACTGCTACTACAAAAGACCAATTACCTAAAGTTTATATTCCTTTTGGATATTTCCTAGCCATACTTCAGTGTTCAGGAATGATTTATAATAGTTCTAAAGGTGATAATAAAGCAGACTCAACTAGACCTTTTGTTTATCTAGATTTTAATAATTTAACAAATCTTTGTTTTGCTTATCCTTGGTCTGTATCTATAGACCCTAACGTTTGCTTAGTTAATATAGCTAGTGGAACTGATTTAAACAGATTTTTATTTGGTGGTGTTAATATAGACGGAAAAGAAGTTTTAAAACCTACCTATTCCCAAATTCAAGCAGATAACAAATACGACCCCGGAGCTGATATATTAAGTAAAAAAATATCTGAAACTAGTAATAAATTTTACGAGTCAAATAATAAAGCTTTTCTCATGAATGTTCTTTTAAATATAGAATATATTGTGGGAAAAATGGATTCTTTAGCAGGTACAGCTCCTGATAAATTAGTTAAATTAGATAAATTTTTAAATGAAATTCTTTCTGATATTAATAATTCGTTAGGAGGAGTTAATGAATTTAGAGTATCTTTCAATGATGAAGCTTATTGTATACAATTATTAGATGAACAAAGATTAGAAGAACCATCACCAGCAGTTATTGATGTAATTGGTTTAAGTTCAATTGTTCAAAATTATAGCTTTCAGTCTAAAATATCTCCTAAGTTAGCATCAATGATAGTAATTGGTTCTCAAGCAGGAAATGTAAGCAAAAAGCAAGCAGGTATAGATGCTAGTGCTGTGGGTAAATGGAATGAATTTGTTGAAGATAGAATAATGCCTACAAGGGTAGATTCTACAGATTCACAAGAAGGAAGTAATAATGCAACTAATGCTGCTCCCGCAGCACCCACAGAAGGAGGACAGGCTGAATCTCCTGATGATCAATTATCTCGTCACATAAAAGGAGTATATCAAAACTTTAAATATAGCGAATCAGATATTGAAGGAGCTAGAAAATTACTAAATGAAAAGTTATTAGCTATTAAGGCAAATTTAAATGATACCACGGCTGTTTCTTTGATACCTTTAGAAATGTCCATTACAATGGATGGAATATCAGGAATATTAGTAAATCAAACATTTGTAATTCCTCCTGAACGTTTACCTTTATCATATCAAGAAAAGATAGGAGGGGGTGGTACAACTAAGTTAGGATTCATAGTTAGAAAAATAGAAAATAAAGTTGAAAATAATAGATGGTTAACTACCATTTCAGGTCAAAGTATAAACTTATCTAAAGCAGTTAAAGCTAGTGTAGTTAAAATAGACCCATTACCTCAAAGACCTGCTCCTGCTCCTGCAGCAGCTACAGGAGGAACTACACCAAGACAAACAACAGATCCTACAGTACAAGCAAATGAGGCTGCTAATACAGATAGAATACAAGTACCAAATTCCGGTAAAAATACTACAACAAATACTTATACCTTTTTACCAAAAACAACTAATAAAGCAGTTGATGTGTTTATATTTTATCCTGGTATTAACGTTGGAGGAAAAGTAGGTAGAGATTATATGCCACAAAAAGTTACAGCGGCTGCTCCTGATTGGTTTGATAAATATGTTTTAGTATTTCCAACAACATGGACTACTTCTTATTCAAGTGTTAAAAGAGAATACGAAGAATTATTAACTAAAGCAGGCTTAACTGTAAAATCATTAAATATAGGTATTTATTCAGGAAGTGGAAACAATACAGCTAGTGTATTATCCGCTTTACAGAGTAGTGGAAGAGAACTTAAAAACTTTATAATGATGGATCCTGTTCCTTCAGGTAATTTAGTAAAAGCAGTTAATGCTATTAAAAATAGAGGTGGTACAGCTCAATATTTGTATTACAACACTACTGTTTGGGGTGGTGCTGCTTATTACGGAGGGGTTGATTCTAAAGGACAACTGTATGGACCTATTAAAAACTTAGTAGATGCAGGTACTGGTAAAGTAGCAATAACAAAAACAACAATAGGACACTACGATATACCTACTTCTATATTAAAAGCTTATAAATCACAAATAGAACAATATCTAGGATAATGGCTAAGTATTTTCCAAAAAATAGAGTAGTAGATAATAAATACACAAATGGTGATAAGTTTGTTAATGCAGACAGTAAAGAACCATATGTAGGATATTACTATGAAACTTATGATGGAAAATATAAAACGGGAAAAAACCCTATGGAGGGACCTTCTGAATCATTAGAACCTATAAGTAATATAGGATCTAACCCTCAAATTCCCGTAGAATTAAATAACGAAATATATTCATCATTATCAAAATCAAGAGCAGGCTCTTCTAATTCAGTAATAGGTACTTTGAAAGAACCTCAACCATTCTTTCCAAAACCAACTCCTCAAGACTATAATAGAGGATATTTTACTCGTTATGTAGCTAAAAGAAGAAATTCTCCTAATTCCATATTCATAGAGATTGATAGAACTACTTATAATGATTTACTATATCAAAGCGGTATTTACAATTATTTAATGTGGTCTGTAACATCTATATTTTGGCAGATTACTGGTCCCTTACTTGATAACAGGGAAAATAAAGAGTTTCCTCGTGCTGGTATAATTAATACTAATGAAAGAATATTAGCCACAAAAGCTAAAACTTTCCCTAGTATTGAAAAATTCTTTTCGAATCCTACTCAATTCGCTGTTTTAGAATCTCTAGAAGTTATTTCTGGACAATATACAAGTGGTAACGAATTAGTATTCAAATACAATGATAAAGAATATGTTGGTTACTATCATGTTAGAGGAAATGGTGATATTTTTGATGGTGCTACATCCGCTCAATCTAAAAATGTATTTTTAAAACCATCAAACACTACAGTGGCCGGTTCTATTTCATTGCTATTAGATAAGACATTAAAAGAACTTCGAACTCAAAATATAGCGAGTTTTGGAGGTTTAAGATTATAGTCTTATATTTACAGAAACAAAGGTTATGTTTTATATTATTGAGACTGAAGATCAACTCAGTCGACTACATACTGATTGCACAAACTGCTTTATTAACATTGTTCCGCTTAATGATAATTTTCATCCTAAGCTGAGTGAAACATGCTTAATATACTATAAATGTCCTACCTCAAAAGGCTATTTATTCACTATTAATCACAGCGAAGCATTTAAATTATCATTACAATATTTTTATAACAAATTTTTCCATTTAAAAAATATTAACAGTATTATTCCTATTTCTAAACACTATGAAAAACAGGAAGCAATATTTAATAATATATCTTGGTGTTTAGGTTTAATGCCAAACGAATATTTAAATAATGATTATACTGATGTATTTTATAATATAGAAAAACAAGGTATTGGTTTTGATGAAAAATTACTTAGAAAATATTTTGAATTTAATTGGGCTACCTATTCAGTAAATGATGGAAAAATACATGGTTATTTTAATTTATATAACCAAACCACCCGCCCAACAAATGCGTTTAACAATATCAATTTCAGCGCTTTAAACAAGGATAACGGCGCTCGCGAGACGTTTACACCAACAAATGACTATTTCGTTGAATTCGATTATAGCGCTTATCACCCACGTATTATCGCAAAAATTATTGGATATGAATGGAAAACCAATCCATATGATGAAATACCTAAAGAGGTAATGTTTCAAAATTTGTATGGTGGAATTAGGAAAGAACATATCCATGAACCATTTTTTGCTAAATTAGATGAATATCTAAATCATAAGTGGAATGAATTTACAAGTGATGGTGCTTTAGATTTGGTAATGACTAAAATTCCTGCTTCGCGAATTGAGAATCCCAATAAAAATAAAATACTCAGTTATATTATTCAATCATACGAAACATATTATAATGTTCAGACATTGAAAACAGTGCTTGATTATTTAAAAGATAAACAAACAAAAATAGTATTATATACTTACGATTCATTTCTATTGGATGTGTCTCGTAAGGATGGTAAAAAATTATTAACGGATATTAAAAACATGCTTGAAAATCTTGGATTCCCCACTAAGATGAAAACAGGTGATAATTATGGGGTTTTAAACTAATTGCAATATTTATGGATAATAGACTAAATTTTAATAAGATATTTGTTCTTCATGTCCCATCAACTGAGGAGTATGTGTGTACGTATAATGTAGACTCGTTCAATGTTACGAACGACATTCTCCCTGGTACTATATTATTACATAGAAAGAAAGAAAGCAATACATTATATACAATTAATGCTTTGAATGCCCTGATTAAATCATTGAATGGTGGAATCATGGATAGTAGCTACGTTATTAATTGGAATGATTATCGCAATTGTATATTACTTACTCGTGGCGATGATTTTAAACGATTAGACACTAAAATACACCAGATAGTAAATTTAAATTAATTTTATGGAATTAGGTTTTGAAATTTATAAAGACATAAACTTTAGTCTTTATTATCCAGTGGATACATCTCATTGTTCTTTACCTTTACATCATAGTATTCCTGTTAAGGAAATATTTTATGACAAAATTTATGAAAAATATTTTCCAATTGAAGAAACAGATGTTGTTTTAGATTTAGGTAGTCACATCGGAACTTTTGCTATGAGAGCATTAGGGCAGGGGGCACAATATGTTTATTGTTTTGAACCTGAAATTACCTACTATAAAACATTAGAACGAAATTTGCTATGGTACCCTAGAGGTAAAGCAAACATCAATGCTGACTATGCAACATCAGAAACAATAATCAATTTGTTGATAAACAACCACCACAAATTTAATTTTTGGAAGATTGATATTGAGGGTTATGAATACGATATTTTAGAAGATAAAACAGTACAGTTATATTTACTTCAAAATGCTAATAAAATAGCACTTGAATTTCACATCAATGGTGATGAACAGATATCTAATCGCATTTTAAAAATTTATGAATTGTTCGAAGCAGCAGGGTGGAAAACAGTAATTACCGATGTTAATGGAATGGAATTAACAGACCATTTTCGAAATAATTACTGGTATGCTGATGTGAACAAACATGCTAAAGAATTTTATAACGAAGTCTTAGGATATCTTTGGAAACCGTAAGTTTCTTTCTTACATTTAGTAAAACATAAAATAAGTTATATGGATTTAAAAACAATCAAATCGCGTCTCAATTCGCTTCAGAAGACGAAAGGCGGCTCTAACAACAAAGAAGAGCGTGCTAAAAATTTCTGGCGTCCGACCGTAGGTAAAGCTACGATCCGCATTGTGCCGTCTAAGTTTGATAAAGCTAATCCGTTCCGTGAGGTGTATATTCACTATAACATCGGGAACAGAATGATGATTGCTTTAACTAACTTCGGTGAAAAAGACCCTATCGTTGAATTCGCAGCTCAATTGCGTAAAACAAGTGATAAGGCAAACTGGTCATTGGCCAAAAAATTAGAACCAAAACTCCGTATTTTCGTTCCCGTTATCGTACGTAACGAAGAAGACAAAGGTGTTCGCCTTTGGGAATTTGGTAAAGAAATGTATCTTGATTTGTTAAGTATGGCTGAAGATGAAGATATCGGAGACTATACTGATGTTATGGATGGTCGTGACTTTATCGTTGATACAGTTGGACCTGAAGTTACAGGTACTAAGTTTAACAAATCATCTATTCGTGTACGTACAAAAACCTCAGCATTGAGTGATGACAACGGCCAAATTAAAACTTGGTTAGCTGAACAGCCAGATGTTATGTCGTTATATAAAAAGTACGAGTTCGACGAAATGAAAAAAACTCTTCAAGAATGGTTAAACCCTGAAGCGGAAGATACCGATGAAGAAGAGGAAGCAGTAGCACCTGCTCCTTCAAAACAAACACCTGGTCTTCAGTTGAATGTTAAGAAGAAAAAAGATTTCGATGAAGAAGAATTCGACGATTTATTTAAAGACGAAGAATAATAATTATGGCAAAATCTAAAAAAGAAGAAAGTTTAACTTCATCAGTATCAAAGGCAATAAAAGGTACTTTTGATTTAGAGAAATTTAAAACCGCAAAGTTTTTATCTCAACCTGTTAAGTTTAAACCACAAACATGGATTCCTTTATCCAAAGCTTTTCAAGATACTTTGTCTATTCCTGGTATTCCGATGGGCCATATAACATTGTTACGTGGCCACTCGGATACAGGTAAAACAACAGCATTACTTGAAGCTGCCGTAGCGGCACAAAAAATGGGAGTGCTACCAGTATTCATCATCACTGAGATGAAATGGAACTGGGATCATGCTCAACAAATGGGATTTGAAATTGAACCTGTAGTTGATGAAAAAACAGGTGAAGTAGTAGACTATAAAGGATTTTTTATCTACACAGATAGAGGTGCTTTAAATACTATTGAAGATGTAGCTGCATTTATCGCTGATTTGTTACATGAACAAAAAACAGGTGCTTTGCCTTACAACTTATGTTTCTTCTGGGATTCAGTAGGATCTATTCCTTGTAGATTAAGTATTGAATCAAACAAGAACAATAATGAGTGGAATGCAGGTGCTATGTCTCAGCAATTCGGAAACTTTATTAATCAACAAGTTGTATTATCACGTAAGGAAAACCAACCATACACTAATACATTAGTTGCTGTTAACAAAATATGGGTAGCAAAACCTAATTCACCAATGGAACAACCCAAAATGAAAAATAAGGGTGGTGACACTATGTTCTTTGATTCTTCATTAGTTATTACTTTTGGTAACGTTACTAATAGTGGTACTAATAAAATTAAAGCAACTAAAAATGGTAAAGATGTTGAATTTGCTAAACGAACAAAAATTAGTTGTGATAAAAACCACATTACTGGTGTAACCAGTAGAGGATCTGTTATTATGACAGTTCACGGATTCATTGACGACGATAAAAAAGCAGTTGATGAATATAAAAAAGCTCACTCAGCTGAATGGCTTCAAGTTCTTGGAACTAAAGACTTTGATATTGTAGAAGAAACCGAAATGGGAGAAGATATCAGAGACATTTTTGACAACGAACCTGAACTAAACACAAATGAGTAATAAAGCATTTTTTAAATCCCTACTTGACAACATAAAAGAATCGAAACAAGAGCCCTTGCATTTAAACAGCAAGGTGCTCTTGATAGATTCAATGAACACCTTTTTAAGGTGTTTTACTATGATACAGCACTTGAATTATCAAGGGCATCATATTGGGGGACTTACTGGTTTTTTAAAATCAATAGGTTTCGCAATTAATCATATTAAACCAACAAGGGTTATTTTATGTTTTGAGGGGGCAGGAAGTACAACGAATAAAAAGTACTTGTATCCTGAATACAAAGCAAATAGAAAATTAATTAAAGTTACTCATTGGGAAACATTTAATGATAAGGAAGAAGAATCCGAATCAATACAAAACCAAGTAGTTAGGCTAATTGATTATTTACAACAACTACCAGTTAATTTGGTTGCGGTTGATAAAGTAGAAGCCGATGATGTAATCGGTTATTTGGCAACTCACCTGCCAGGTGAAGTAGTAATTATGTCTGCTGATAAAGACTTTTTACAATTAGTAAGTCCTAAAGTATCAGTTTATTCTCCTATTAAGAAGAAATTCTATACACCGGCTTTAGTAAAGGATGAATATAAAGTATCTGCTGCTAATTTTATTAATTATAAAATATTAACAGGAGATGATTCTGATAACTTACCAGGAGTAAAAGGTATAGGTGAAAAGAAACTATTAAAGTTATTTCCTGAATTTGTAAATGATGAAAAATATAGTTTTCAATATATGATGGAAACGGCTGAACAAAAAATTGATGAACATGCCCTATATGGTAATATAGTTAATTTTAAACATCAACTTGATATCAATAGACAACTAATGGATTTAACTAATCCAGTGTTGACTGAAGAAGCGGTTGAAGAAATTGAGGCACTAATTTCAACTTCACCCTTCAAAATGAATAGAACAGAATTTTTAAGAATGTACAACGAAGATTTCTTAGGTAACTCAATCCCTAATGTAGAATTTTGGTTATCAAATACTTTTTCGTATCTTACATCGTATAAATAAAATAAAAATATGGTTGCATTTAATAAGTTATCGCAGTACGGACTTGGTTTTCAAATTAAGGTGTTAAATTCACTACTAAAAAATAAGAAATTTATTCTTACAATTAGAGATACTATCACCCCAGATTATTTTGATAATCAAGCACACCAATGGATAGTGAAAACAACAATGGCTTATTTTGATAAGTACCATGCTACTCCTACTCTTGAAACACTTCAGGTAGAAGTAAAAAAAATAGAAAATGATATTCTCAAAACATCTGTTATTGAGCAATTAAAAGAAGTATTTAAAACAGCAAATGATGATAATGAATATGTGGAAGAAGAATTTAGTAGCTTCTGTAAAAACCAACAACTGAAGAATGCGTTATTACAATCCGTGGATTTATTACAATCGGGAATGTATGATGATATTAGAACTATTGTTGATAATGCTTTAAAAGCAGGTCAAGATAAAAATATAGGTCACGAGTATAATAAGGATATCGAATCCCGTTATAGAGATGAAGTAAGAGAAGTAGTACCTACTCCTTGGGATTTAGTTAACGACTTACTTTGTGGTGGTTTAGGTGGGGGTGATTTTGGTTTAATATTTGGTAATCCTGGTGGTGGTAAATCTTGGACGCTAGTTGCTTTAGGGGCATGGGCTGTAAAATTAGGATATAATGTAGTTCACTATACTCTTGAATTAAGTGAAGGGTATGTTGGTAAACGTTATGATGCTTATTTTGCTAATAAAGCAGTTAATGTAATTAGTAGTTTTAGAGCAGACGTTGAAAAAGCAGTAAATGAACTACCAGGCACTCTTACAATTAAAGAATATCCCCCAGGAAAAGCAACAATAAACACTATCCAAGCACACATCCAAAAACTTATTGACTTGGATAATAAACCAGATTTGGTTAT